AACATAGACAAGAGAGAGTTCTCTTGTAAATCTAAATTCAACAACCCCCTGATCGAAAGGATCATTTTTATATGTCAAAATTTGAATACACCGAAGAAATGGTAGCTCGTATGCACGACGTTGCAAAGAGCGAAATCACTGAAGAATCCATTGAAGCACTTATGACTGAGTTCGACTTCCCACGTCGTTCTGTAACTGCCAAGCTACGTAAGCTAGGCTATGACGTTCCAAAGAAGCCCGGCGCTGCGCCAATCTTCTCTGCTGACGAAACTTCTGCTCTAGGTGAGTACCTAAATGATAACTCTGGCGAATTTACTGCCGAAGAAATCGCTGCTCACTTCTCTGATGCTTGGGGCCGTGAAGTTACTGCACGCCAAATCAATGGTAAGGCTCTATCAATGGAGCTAACTGGCGCAATTAAGCCTGCTGAGAAGAAAGCTGCTCCACGCACTTACTCTGATGCAGAAGAATCAACTATTGCTGATCTAGTCGGCGCTGGTAAGTTCCTAGAAGATATTGCAGAGGCTGTTGGCCGTCCTGTAAACTCCATTCGTGGTAAGCTTCTATCAATGGGCCTAAAAGCTCCTCAGCGTGATAAGAAAGCAGCTAAGTCTGATCCATACGAAGGCATCGAAGATATGCTAGACAAGTCAGTCGAAGAAATCGCTGCTGCTTTTGATAAGACAGCTCGCGGTGTTAAGACTGTGCTAACTCGTCGTGGTCTAAGCTGCTCTGACTACACTCCAAAGGCTGCTGCTGAGTAATCAGCAGTTAGCATAGACTAACTCTAAGGACGGTGGCAACACCGTCCTTTTTTATTGGGGATTTTATGAAAAATTATTTTATATTACAAGAATTATCAGATGAATCATTAGATGCGGTTTTGAGTCTATCTCCTGCTCAAAAGTCTAGTTATTTTGAAGCAATGGTTAAAACTTTTTATCCGAGAATACAAGAAAACACGCAAGAATTTGAAGAAATGGTAGCGACTTATCTTAGCAGCTTTTGCGTAGAGAAAATTTATAGATCAAATAGGTTTTTTAATGAAAAATTTACTCCTGTGTATACAGGAACAGGAATCATAAGAAACATTATATCAGACTTATACTATTCAGACGATGAGCTCATAACTCATTAATATTTCAATTGCATGGTTACTATTTACTTGTTATAATAAATAAACACTAGAGGTAAATTATGGCTAAGGCACCAACAACCGAAATTCCAGAAGCAAAAATAAGAAACGCAATTTGGTATCTTAAATCAGGAAAAACTAAAAAGTTTGTGTGTGAGTTTCTTGGTATTGCTTACAATACTAAAAAACTAGACACTCTGATTGAAGACTTTCACAAAAAGAATGAACGAGAAGCAGAACTCAAAAAAGCTGCAAAAGTAAAAGTATTCACCCAGAAAGAAAAAGAAGGTATTGCCAAGCAATACCTAGCTGGCGAAGCGCAGTCAGTATTAGCTAAACAATACTTTATCTCTCCTCAAAGAATTAAAGCAATTCTAATGGAGATGAACACACCAATTCGTGGTCGTGGTAAAAACTCTGAAGCTAAAGTAGACCATATCGTACAAGATCTGGAAGTTAAATTTAAAGCTGGGGATAAAGTATTCCTAGCTAAGTATAACTGTTTTGCTATTGTTCATCAAGTTTATGATGAAGACTATCTAGAATATTTAGAAAATGGTAGACAACGCTACGTAGAATTATACCCATTTAAACCAAATAAGTTTGGTATGGCTGGCAGATTTAGCGAGCCAGAAATCGGTGTTCACTACGAAATTTACTGGGTCTTGGAAGACGGAACAGAATTTAAACTATCCGCTATGAAATCAGTGCGGAATCGAATTATGGAAAAAATCGAAGAAACTGGTAGAGAGTATTATATGGTTTGGAGAGACGATGGAGATAATTGTTTTCTTTATGCTATGAGAGATGAACTTTACCCAGTTAAGGCAGGATAATGGCAATAGACTTACAAAAACTAGCTCTGCGTAGATTACTAGATACGCAGAGTAATGACCTATACTCACGTTTACTAAACCAGTATTTTACTGGAATCAATGCAACACTTTACGACAAGATAAAATCATTCTATAAAGCTAATGTACGTCTACCTTCGACAGAAGAGATATTAGCTATTAGGAAAGATGTTGCGTTACAAGATTATTTAGAAAATCAAATTTATGCAGAAGATAACTCTTGTGAAGGTTTACAAGACGAGTTTCTGATTGCACAGCTTCAAGATTACTATATCCGTGAAGAAACTATCTCATTCATGGATAAAATGATTGACAACCTAGATAATTTAGAAAAAGTAGAAATTGTAGATAAACTACAAAATCATCTACTACACCTTAACAAAGCTATACCTCATGATGATGAACTATATGATGTAGCAGAACTTGACTTCTTTCCTAACGAAGAAGATTTTAAAATCTATCCATCTGGTCTATCACACGAATTTGATAGTATTAATGGGGGATTTGCTACGCAAGAACTAGTGCTGCTAGGCGGACGTAGAGGTTCTGGTAAGTCTATTATTTCGCTGAACCTAGCGTTAAACCGTTTTCTTCAAGGAAATACGGTATCGTTTTTTACTATCGAAATGCGTTATAAAGAAGTATATGACCGAGTACAGTCTATTATTTCTGGAGTACCTTTCTTAGATATTTTTAGAAATCAATTAACTGATAGTCAAAAACTACAAATGGCTAGAGCTAAGTTTGATGTTTTCTACGAAAAATCAGATATAGTGACTAATCTACTAGGAGAGCTTGAGCAAGCACGCGACTTTAAAAAGTTTGAGCAGCGGGTAAAAGCTGAAAAGCCTAAACTAAAAGAACATAGATTGTTTATGATTGACGACGAGGGATTAACCCTAAATCGTATTGATCACTATAATAATATGTTTGCTAGTAAGTATCCAAACTATAACATGAGCGTAGTAGATTATATTAATATTATTAAACACGAAGATCAAAAAGATTGGAAAACTCAGATTACGATTGCAGATAGTCTGAAATCACAATCAAGAAAGTATGATCTAACTATGATTTCACCTTATCAGATTGATGCTAGCGGTGAAGCTCGTTTTGCTAAAGGTATTCTAGATAGTGCTGATAGAAGCTTCAACTTCTTTCCGCCTCCAGAAAACGAGGATAGAAGCCTTAATAATAAGGTTACTATTCATACAACTAAGATGCGTAACGGTAAACATATGAGTTTTGACGTACTAATGGATTGGTCTTGTGTAAAAATTAATCCAAACGTATCTGAAGTAATTAATGAAAAACCGCACGGAGCAGCAAAGTTTGGCTCGGATAATGAAGTTCAAGGGCCTAGAGATATATAATGGATTTAGTAGAGCTATTAAATAAACGAGGTATACCGTATAAAAAGACTAATAACCCTTATGAGATATTAGTTACTTGTACTAGCGGACTACATCAAGATAATAACGCTAGTTTATCTTATAATCTAGAAAAACACATATTTAACTGTTGGAGTTGTGGTTTTCGTGGTGGTGCTACTAAGTTTCTCCAGTCTATTGGAGAAACAATCCTTATTGATTTTGATAGTAAACAACCTTACAGAATCAAAAAACTTAAAGAAAAACTAAGAGCAAAAATTGAAGTAGATGATATTAAGCTGCCAGATGATAGAAAAATCTACCTAGAAGAGTTCAGAGGTATTGATGCAGCTATCTACAGGGAGTTTGCAGCTTTCACTACTAATCAAATGGATTTAACAGACTACCTATGCGTACCTGTTTATCAACACGGCAAATTAAAGTTTATTGAGGGAAGACTACTAAGAGACTTGCCTAACCAGCCAAAATACTATAGACGCCCTGCAAAAGCTGTAGTATCAGATGTGTTATTTCCGCTAGATAAAATTAAAAATACGAACTACGTTATTTTAGTAGAAGGTATGTTTGACGCTATTAATATGTGGAAAATAGGCTATAAAAACACACTGTGTATATTCGGCACCACTAACTTTAGTAAGAAGAAACTAGATCTATTAGATAATATGGGAATTACTAGAGTAGATATTATGATGGATTCTGATGCTCCTGGTGTAAAAGCAGCAGAAAAAATAGCTGAAATGTTGGATTCACGCAATATTTATGCTAGAATTATAACATTACCAAAAGGCGTTGACCCTGGCGAGTTAACTAAAGAACAAGCAGAGAGGCTATTAAAGTGACAGAAGTATGTTTTGTATTCGCAAGCACTGCGGAAAAAGAAGCTAAAAAGACTATTGATAAATATCTTAAAAATGTTGAGTACGACGTTAAATATTTATCTTCGCAACCTAAAGAAAAAATCCTGAAAAAAGATGTAGACCTAGATTTAGCTGAGCTATCTGGGTATAAAATCACATGCCCGATCGGTGCTGATGCATTGAAGTATGTTGCTGGTATGACAGGTATTCAGAAGTATAATGGCGTATTTGTAGAGAAGAAGTATCTTCCTATTATGCATCCAAATATTATTTTGATTAAGCCTCAGATTGAGGATGACATTAAAAAAGCATTCAATCAAATCCCAAAGCTACTAACCGGTGAAAATCTCGGTGTAGAGATTGAGAAAGATTACTGCTTTGTAGAAACTGAGCAACAGTTCCAAAGTTATAAACAACAGCTTGATGACGCTGCTATTATCGTAGCCGATATCGAGACCACTAGTGTATCGCCATTTACAGGTACTATTCTAGGTGTAGCCTTATCTACTAAGGCACATCAAGGTATTTACGTATCTGCTGAAATTGTGCAGAAACATAAGAACTGGTTCTATAATCTATTTAAAACTAAAAAAGTAATTTTCCATAATGCTAAGTTCGATATGGGATTTATGGCACATGAGTACGGATTCGAGTTTCCAGACTTTGAAGATACTATGTTGTTGCACTATTGCCTAGAGGAATCTGTAGGTACGCACGGTCTAAAACCTCTAGCTATGCGTTTTACTGATTTGGGTGACTACGAACGTGATTTAGACGAATATAAAAAGACTTGGGCTAGAAAAAACAAAGTAAAGCTCGAAGACTTTAACTATGGAATGTTGCCCAGCGATATTCTTGCTCCTTACGCTTGTAAGGACGCTGATGCTACTTTCCAACTATTTAGTAAGTTTATGCCTCTGGTAGATAAGAGTCCAGAGTTTACTAAACTATATCGCGATATTCTTATTCCTGCTACTTATGCCCTACGTAAGCTAGAAAAGAATGGCGGGCCTGTAAACAGAGCACAAGTTGAATGGCTTGCAAATCAGTATGAAATCGACGTAGAAGAATGCTTAGCTGAAATCGCTAACTCAGAAGCTGTAGCTCGTTTTGAGCGTATTCATGGTAAGATCTTTAATCCTAACTCAACTGCACAGTTGAGAGAGCTGTTCTTTAATATTCTAAATATTAAGCCCACAAAGAAAACAGAAACTGGTGCTTGGTCTGTAGACAAAGAAGTCCTCAAGGAAATTGACCATCCTCTAGCTGAAGCTATTCTGGACTTGCGTGAAAAGTCTAAGATGGCTGGTACTTATATTAGCAATATTCGTAGAGGTATCGACTATGACGATCGTCTGCGTAGTGGATTCAATATTCATGGTACTACTTCTGGCCGTCTATCTTCTAGTGGTACTCTAAACTATCAAAACATTCCTCGCGATAATAAAGATATTAAAAAGCTATTCCGTGCTCGTCCTGGCTATAAGATTGTTCAGTGTGACCTTGGTACTGCAGAAGTTTATTATGCTGCTGTGCTTAGTGCTGATAAGTTTCTACAACAGGCGTTCATTGATAAGCTAGATTTCCACTCATATGTAGCTAAGCAGATGTTTAACCTTCCTTGTGAGGTTAAAGAAGTTAAGAAGCTATACCCTAACGAACGTCAATATGCTAAAGCTATCACTTTCGGTATCATGTATCAGGCTGGACCAGCTAAGATCGCTGAAACAGTTAATAAAGATGCTAAAGCCGGTGAAGAAATTAGCGTATCTCAAGCTAAACAGTTTATTAATAAGTACTTTAACGAAGCTAAAGCCCTAAAACGCTTTATTGATGCTTCGAACGATCAGATCGAAAACTATGCTTATATCTACGCTTTCTTCGGTCGTAAGCGCAGACTGCCAGAAGCTAAAGCTCCAAATCCAGGAGTAGCTAAACATGCTATTCGTTCAGGAGTTAACTTTCTTGTGCAATCAGTAGCATCTGATATTAACGTTCTAGGACTTATTGATCTAATCAAGTGGGTAGAAACTAATGGTTATGACGATGTTATCAAGCCTTTCACAGTAGTTCATGACTCTATTGTTTCAGAAGTACGTGAAGACCTAGTACCACTATACATCGAGAATGCACGTCGTTGTATTCAGACAGATAGAGGATTGTCTATTCCTAACTGCCCTATTAAAGTAGATTTTGAAATAGGTGATAGCTGGGGTGAGTTAGAAAATGAAAAAGAGTATCTCGAACAAATTTCATAATATAGCTTACCCTATATTTACTACAACTAGTAGACCTTATAAAATAGAGTATTCTTTAGATAAAATATATCTATTAAAGTCTCCAGATAGTAGTAAAGAGCTTATTGACGATAAGAGTTACCCAGGTGATTACTTTGCTAGATTGCTACAAATAAAGGATAGATTTAAGTTCGACCATACTTGTAAAAATCTACAAGATTTATTAATTAGTAAAGCTAAATGGGGTATGGACAGTTGTGCCATACCTCATGACTTTTCTAAACTAGTAGCTGTGCCTGCAGAGAAACGAAAAATAATAAAAATTGACAATAGTTTAGTTTGGGTAAGAAATATTTCTTATCCATTTGAAATATCGACTACAGAAAGTTTTAGTAATTCTGACGAACTTTATGCTACAATTATTCATGTTAACGGAGAATGGTTTATTAAAGATTTCTCACAAGATAAAGTTTTAAATAGACCATACATTTATGTATGAATAAAGTAAAAGTCGGTGCTATAACAATAGCAGAAAAAATTTATATAGACAAACAGGGATTAGATGATTCATCTGACCTACTAGCTGCTTATACTTATAATAATGGTGATGAGTTCTTATCTACTATAGAAGAAACTGAAGAACATTTTATTGTACCTTCTAATTCCTATCATAAGCTAGACTGGAGTTCTCTAGTTGATAATAGAAATTTTTCACACTTAGATTATAAGTTAGAGTTCAATGGTTTATTACGTGTTGAACAACAAGAAGCTGTAAATAAATTTTTCATAGGTGAAAGAGCTAGAAGCGGGTTATTACAGGCAAAACCTGGATGGGGTAAGACATTTGCAGCCTGTAATTTAATCGCTAGAAATAATAGTAAAACGCTTATTTTAGTGCACACAGTATTACTTTTTGAACAATGGCTAGATGAGATAGCAAAACAGATACCTAACATTACCGCAGGAAAAATAGGAGACGGTTTCTTTTCTATTAGTGATGTTACTGTAGCTATTTATAAAACTGCTTATAACAATATTGAGCAGTTAAGAGATGAATTTAGTACTCTAATTGTAGACGAAGCTCATAAGTGTCCTGCAGATATGTTCTCAACTGTAGTTAATAATATAAATGCTAAAGTAAAGATAGCAATTACTGCAACTCCTAGAAGAAAAGACGGTAAGCACATTTACCTAGAGGATTTTTTCTCAACCTTTAAAGTTGTAGCAGAAGATTTGCGAGACTTAGCAGTACCATCAGTGACTATAGTACCTACAGATTTTAAATTTGCTATTATAGATCCAAAACGTGATTGGTCACGCGCAGTTAATAAACTATGTGCAGATTCCGATTACCAAGAATTAATAGCAAATAAAGCTAATAGCTATATAAAACAAGGTAGATGTCCTTTAATAATAGGGGACAGAGTACAGATGTTAAAAGATTTACAAAAGAAAATACCTAATAGTATTTGCGTAATTGGTGAATCTGATAAAGCAATACGAGAAGACGCATTAGAGAACCTAGGTAAAACTTACAAAGCTATACTTACTACTAAATTGTTTGACGAAGGTATTAGTTGTCATAGATTGGATACGCTGTTTTTCACATGTCCTAGTAATAATCCAGTACAATGGGAACAGAGAATAGGCAGAATAGAGCGGCTGCATCCAGAAAAACAATTTCCTTTAATAGTTGATTTTTGGTTGTCTGGAAAAGTTGTAGCTAGACAACAAAAAGCTAGATTACTGTGGTATACAAGTCGTGGCTACCACATTCTTTAATTGGTCTGAAATATGGATATTAAGCAAAAGAGATCTAGCCTCAATAATTTGTTTGACCTATGCTCAATCTAAAGATTATAATGAGTTATCAGCTAAAACAATGATGAACAGATTAAAACTTGATCATATACCGCCAGAGTTATTTCATCATAAAATATTTACTCAATATAAACATACGCTAGTATGTAATTATAAAACAAAAGATCCGCAAAATTATTTCAATAACGCGTCGTTTCTTTATACGAATACATCTGCAAAGCATAAGGCTGTTTACATAAAAGCTTTAGGATTGCGAAAGTTTACATCAGATAAAAATTATATTCCATTAAAGTACTTTCCTAATGTGACGTATAATCCATTTCTGACTGTAAACGATGATAAGATATACTTTCCACTAGAGTCCTCGGTCTGAGGAAACACACCACTAAGAACTAAGTTCATTTAAGGAGAAAACAACATGGTAGCTTGGGAAAAAGCCAAAGGCAAACAAACCACAGGAAATCAAAACAAAAGAGATATTGAGCGAGTAACGCTAGGTCTAGGTGACACAAAACTACGTTTAGTAGGCGATGTAATGCCTAGATACTGCTACTGGGTAGTCACAAAAGATGGTAAGAAAATGCCAGTAGAGTGCCTGCAGTTCGATAGAGACACAGAAAGCTTCAATGCTAGTATCAAAGACCCATTCAAAGAAATTGATGCAGATGTTTATGCAGAAAAACCACAATTTGCATATGTTTGTAATGTAATTGATCGTAAAGATAACAAAGTCAAACTACTTGATCTACGTTCTACTATTTACGCTCAAATTGTAGATTATGCCACAAATCCAGAATACGGTTCTCCCGCTGATTCAGAAAGCGGCTATGATCTAACACTGAAAAAAGAAAAAACTGGACCACTTCCTCAGAATGTGAAGTACACTGTTATTCCTGCTCGTAGTAGCAAGGCTTTAACAGAAGAAGAACGCGCTCTAGAACTATATGATCTGTCTAAAATCTTTAAGCGTCAGACTTATGATGAGCAAAAGCAATGGTTGCTAGAAAATACAACACTATTTGCAGGCGATGCTAGCAATGAGTTTAAACCTGAAGGCGTTGATGATCTAGCATGAAAAAGTCTTTATCTGAACTAGCCAATAAAACTGTAGATAATACATCAACAGAGGAGGCTCCTAAGACAAAGAGTTTTGGTGCTTTTAAACAGATCAACGGTACTCAAGCTGTAATAGATTTAGACGTACTAAGAAAATATAATATTTTCTTTGCTACTCCTTGTTATGGCGGAATGCTTACAGATCAATTTTTTCTAAGTATGTTTCGTGTATCGCAAGTACTGATGCAACATGGTATTAACTTTAGAATTACTACTCTTCGTAATGAAAGTCTGATTTCTAGAGCTAGAAATATACTTACTGCTATGTTTTTAGATAGCGACTGTACCCATTTAATGTTTATTGACTCTGACATTGAGTTTCAACCAGAAGACATTTTACGGGCACTAGCATACGATAAACCAGTAATTGCTGGTGCATATCCAAAAAAAGCACTACCTGTGCAGTATGCTATTAATTTTAAATTCGTAAATCCAGAAACTAGGCAGATCAGAGTTGAGAACGGAGCCGTTGAAGTACTAGACGCTTCTACTGGATTCTTCATGGTCAAGCGAGAGACTGTTGAAAAAATGATATCAGCTCATCCCGAGCTTCATTATCGTAATGACTCTAATATTGATCCAAAACTCAACAAATACTGCTATGCTCTATTTGATACTATGATTGATCCTGATGACAATCGTTATTTGTCAGAAGATTATACTTTCTGCAGACGTTGGCAAAAAATGGGTGGAGAAATTTGGTTAGATCCTAATACTAAACTAAACCACGTAGGTAGCTATACCTTCGAAGGTGATGTAAGTAAGATTATAGGATAAAGCCGTGTATAGATTCTCTGAAGAACTAGAACATAAAAATTTCAAAGACAAAAACAGAGTAGACTCGATTGATACGTACTGGGATGATGACTATGATTTAGCTGATCCTGGTGGTTGGGAGCATAGACATACTCACGAAGCTGAGATAATATCACAAGTTATATCTCAGCTTGGTATCAAAAAAGTACTAGAACTAGGATCAGGTCCTGGTAACTTAGCTACTAAGATCATTGATAAGACTAATGTTGATTATACTTTAGTAGATGGTGATAGTGCGCTTCGTGCTCATGCTAAAAGAGGAAATAAAGGTAAATTACTAGTAATTGATCTATTTGATTCTTTTGACACCAGTAACTTAGATAATGATTATGATCTGATCGTAGCTAATGACTTTCTAGAACATATTAGGAATCCTAGTCTTATTCTAGAAAAAGTAAGAAATGATCTAACTACAGATACATCTTACTTTTTTCTTTCTTCACCAAACTGGAGAATGAAGCATCAGTTTTACTATCCTGGTCTTTTTGACTATGATAATCTAGTAAAATTTATGATACAAGAAGGCTATAAATTACACTATGTCTTTGACTCTTGGGCAAATCATGTACCTGTACGTGCGCCTAGACTGAGTAGTGAATCTTCTCTACCAGAAGGTCATATTTTTGACTGGAATCATTACTTGTTATTTAAAAAAGAAGTATAAGTAAAAAATAAAGGCGGGGAGCAATCCCCGCCTTTGAAACTCCGTTTCAACGCTACAAAGCATTATAACCTTTGAGGGTGTGTATCTGCGACTCAAAATAATAGGCGCAGTTGTCCCACCAAACAATATGTAACTCCGTTACACTCTAAACGTATGTACACGCTACGCAGAGTTATACAAAAACTTTGTAGCGTTGTTCCACAGCTGTGAAATATTGTGCGAGCTGTATTCGATAACGTTGTACAACCTGTGAACAAATAATAGCACAATATTAGAAAAGAGTCCAAGTCTATGATTAGAATTTTAAGTTCAGCTGACTGGCATGTTAATCTACACCGCAAAAAGATCCCTGCTGCTTGGCAGATGAGACGATTCCAAATGCTGTTTGACCGACTACTAGAACTGGAAAATCGGTGTGATGTACATGTTATTGCAGGTGATCTATTTGATAAAGAACCAGATCCAGATGAAATCTGTTTAGTTCTTTCATATTTAAACTCTGTGCAAAAGCCAACACTAGTTATTCCAGGAAATCATGAAGCTACCTCTCGCGGTCGTACATTCTGGGAACACTTTAAACTAGAAAATACAATTAAAAACCCTCTTGTACACATCTTTACAGAAAACGCTCGTATTGAGATTGCTGGGCAAGGATTCTGCGCTTTTCCATATGGCAGTGTACAGACTAATAACCTTCCTGCATATGTAGACGGCGATGTGCTGATAACGCACATTCGTGGCGAAGTGCCGCCGCATATTAGTGCAGAATATGATTTTGAAAAGCTGCGTCCTTGGAAACTTGTACTGCTAGGCGATTTACACTTTAGACATAAGTACAAAGACTATCCAGTTTACTATCCTGGTTCTCCGCTTAACACCACTTTTGATCGTGATGATAAGCGAGAATATGGAGTTGACATTATAAACCTACGCAGCATTGATGATTATAGCGTAGACTTTGTAGATTTAAAGCTGCCTAAGCTGCTTCGTCGTACTGTATCGGTCAATGAGCCTATGACACAAGACATATATCATCATGTTATATATGAAGTTACTGGATCAATTGATGAACTAGCTAAGGTCAAAAAGACTGACATGCTAGATAAAAAGATGGTTGAAAAACCTACAACAGATGCTACTCTAGATTTAAAAGACAAAAGCATTTATGAAGAACTTGAAATATATTTACAGTATATTAAAGTTGCAGACGCTGAAACAGTGCTAACAGCGTTTAAACAGTTAGGAATACAATGACAGAAATCATACTTAAAAACCTTAGCTTCTCAAATATGTTTTCTTACGGAAGCGATAACAGCATTGATCTTAATCGCAACCGTATCACTCAGTTAACTGCTGTAAACGGATCAGGTAAAAGCTCGATTGCACTAATTCTACAAGAAATACTGTACAGCAAAAATGTTAAAGGTATTAAAAAAGGCGATATTATAAATCGCTATATCAAAGACAAAAACTGGTCTGGAATCTTAACTTTTAGCGTAGATGCAGTAGATTATAGCGTAAGTGTAAAGCGTTCTGGAGCCTCCACTAAAGTAGAACTGCACAAGAACGGCGTTGATGTTTCTGAACACAAAGTAGTAGACACATACAAAAAGATACAAGACATACTAGGTCTAGACTTTGAGATATTTTCGCAAATTACATATCAATCTTCTGTTGATTTGTTAGACTTTCTAAAAGCTACTGATACAAATCGTAAAAAATTCTTAATCAATCTTTTCAATCTTGAACGTTATATCTCTATAGGTGAGCGCATCAAAGCTCGCAGTAGTGAAACTGAAAAAGAACAAATTAAACTGCAAGGTGAGCTAAAGTCTATTGAAGACTTTTTAAATACCACTACTATTCCTGATATGCTATACTTTAAACCAGAAGTTTGCGTAGACACTAGTAAAGATGTACGTATTGCAGAAATTGATAATGAACTGTTGAATATTAACGCAACTTGTAAACGTATTGATAAAAACAATATGTATATCAGTGAACGTAATAGCTTAAGTTTTGATTTAGCTATGCCTTATCCTAAAGCTTTTGAATATGCTAACGAGTATCAAGCACTAAAGTTTGATCTTACTAGCTTAAATAACGATATTCAGCGTATGCAAAAAGAACACGATAATGTAAAAATCAATGACTCGTGCCCTGCTTGCGGACAAAAGATAGACAATTCTCACTTAGTACGTATTCAACAAGAACTACGAGATAAGATAGATAAAGCTAAGCAATCTTATAATGAAGGATTGGTCACAGCTAAACGTTGGAGCGATGAGCTAACAGAAGCTAATGCAGCAAGTAAGGCGTATAGTGTTAACAAAACTGCTATTCAGCGTTTTGAAGAGCTAAGTCAGTTAATTGATAACGATCTACCAACTACATATCCTGACCATGCAGCACTCAGCCGTGAGCGAAAAGAACTACAGCAAGAAGTAGACGAAAGACAAAGACTAGTTCGTGAAGTAACAGACCATAACAAGCGCGTAAGTGCTCACAATGCTAAAGTAGAAGCTCTTAAAGAGCAAAAATCAGATTTTATAATTAGACAAGATAGATTAAAAACAGATATACTTAATAAGTCGTCAGAAGCAAATGCATTAAATGTCTTGAAAAAAGCCTTTAGCACTTCTGGAATCGTAGCATTTAAGTTAGAGAGTCTAACAAAAGAGCTAGAAACGACAATTAACTATTATCTATCTGTACTAAGCGATGGTCAATTTCAAGTAGAGTTTTCACTAGACAAAGAGAAGCTTAATATCAATGTTATTAACAATGGTATAAGCGCTCCTATCGAAACAATGTCTGGCGGAGAATTTAGTAGAATACAAACTTCAATACTATTAGCAATTCGTAGCCTGCTTTCCAAATTAGGTGGTAGCAGTATAAACTTGTTGTTTTTAGATGAAATTACGGGCGTGCTAGATGATGAAGGAAAAGAAAAATTAATAGAAGTTCTTCAGCGTGAAGATAATCTAAACGTATTTTTAATTTCTCATGATTTTACACACCCACTTATAGACAAAGTGTCTATTAATAAAATTGATAATATTAGCTCTATACAAGGCTGAGGCACTAGATAGAGATTTTTATGCGTAAGGAGAAACAAAATGCTAACAATTGGAAAACATCCAATTCTATTTCAATTTAAAAAAGACTTTAGAGAACGTCTACTGAACACACCAGTAGATTGGGGATATGGCGGATTATCTGCTTTTACTTATTATCGCACTTATTCACGTAAAAAAGCAAACGGTAAACTAGAAACATGGCAAGAGTGTGTAGTTCGTGTTATTGAGGGTATGTTCTCAATCTTAAAAACACACGCTATTACATCTGAACATACTTGGAATGAGAAGCGTGCTCACAAGCTAGCAGAAGAAGCTGCAGAGCGTCTATTAGCTTTCAAGTGGACTCCTCCAGGTCGTGGACTATGGATGATGGGTACTCCTTTCGTATATGAAAAAGGCGGAGCTTGTCTAAACAACTGTGGATTCGTATCTACAGAAAACATTGATGCAGAAATGTCTAAACCATTCGCATTTCTAATGGATATGAGCATGGTCGGCGTTGGTATCGGATTTGATACTAAAGGAGCTGGTAAAGTTGCAGCATATGTTCCAGAAGGTGATCCAGAAGTAATTACTGTAGAAGATTCACGTGAAGGCTGGGTTGAATTAATTTCTTGTTTAATTGACTCTTATCTAGAAGAAGGATCTACTCCTGTAGAGCCAGATACAAGCTTAGTACGTGCTTATGGAGAGCCTATTCACGGATTTGGTGGTGTAGCTTCAGGGCCAGAACCGCTAGTACAAGGCTTCTATGGTATCAAAGATATTCTAGAAAAGCGTGCGCTAAGCGAAAACCCACTACTAACTTCTGTAGACATTACTGATATTATGAATATTATCGGTAAGATTGTTGTAGCTGGTAACGTTCGTCGTACTGCAGAAATTGCGTTTGGCGAGCCAGAAGATGAAGAGTTTGCGAATATGAAAAACTGGGAACAGTTTGGAGTAGAAACAGGCTCAACTGCTCCACACGAGCTAGAACTAGTCAACGCAGATGATTATGCAGAGTACAATAACAACTGGGATGCTCGTTCAAAGATTGCTCGTAAGTACACTTCCGAAGATTGGGCTTATAAGTTTGGCGGATGGCGTTGGGCTTCAAATAACTCTATTTTTGCTCGTGTAGGCATGGATTATACTGAAGTAGCTAAAAAAGTTGCTTCTAATGGTGAGCCAGGATTTGCTTGGTTAGAAACTATGCAAGCATATGGTCGTATGAAAGACCCAGCTGACCATAAAGACTATCGTGTTCGTGGCGGTAATCCGTGCTTAGAACAGTCTCTAGAACCTTATGAACTATGCTGTTTAGTTGAATCATTCCCTGCAAAGCACGATGATTATTGGGACTATCAGCGTACTCTAAAATTTGCTTATCTGTACGCAAAAACAGTTACTCTAGTACCAACTCACTGGAAAGAAACTAATGACGTTATTAAGCGTAATCGTCGTATTGGTACTTCTCAGAGCGGTATTCAGGAAGCTATTCTTAAGTTTGGTCGCAAAAAGTATCTAGAGCAGTTCTGTGACCAAGCATATAACTATATTAACTATCTAGATAAAAAGTATAGCGAGTGGTTAGGTGTTCCACTATCTATTAAAAAGACTAGTGTTAAACCTAGTGGCACAGTATCTCTAGTAGCTGGAGCACTACCAGGTATTCATTATGCTAAAGCAGAAAGCTACTATCGCTTAATTCGTGTAGCAAATACTTCTAATCTACTACCTATTCTACGTGCAGCTAATTACCGTATTGAAGATTCTATCACTGACCCGCTAAAAACCAGCGTAGTCTATTTTCCAGTAACTCACGCTCCTGGTACTATTAGCGATAAGGATGTATCTATATGGGAACAGTTTGCAAACGCAGTAGATCTACAACACTACTGGGCTGATAACCAAGTATCTATTACTATCTCTTTCCAGGAGCACGAAAAGAATCAAATTGCTCGCGCTCTTAGCTGCTTTGACAATAAGCTAAAAGGCGTAAGCTTACTTCCTCTAACTGATCATGGTTATGCGCAAGCACCATATACTCAGGCTCCTAGAGAAGAAGTTCTAGCTTACTCAGAACAACTATTACCTCTGGACTTTAGCAGCTTAACTCATGAAGGTGAGAATGCAGATGCTAATAAGTTCTGCGACGGTGACGCTTGCTTGATCTAAGCAGCCCTTGTATAAAACTATGCAGGCTCCATAACGGAGTCTGCATAGGCTGTAGAAGAACTCAAGATGAGATTAGAGAGTGGTACTATGGCGATAGTAATATTAGACAAAAGATACTAGATAGGATAAGTATGAAAGTTAGATTTGTAAAAGACCATGAAGATGCACAGCTACCAACTTATGGAACAGCTGGAGCTGCTGGTGCAGATGTTTATAGCGTCAAAGAGTATAAAATAGGCCCTGGTCAGCATGTACTAGTAGATACTGGATTAAAATGCGATATACCAGAAGGATTTGAACTACAAGTTAGACCTCGTTCAGGTATAGCACTAAAGAATAAAATTACTGTACTTAATAGTCCAGGTACTATTGATAGTGATTATACAGGCAAGCTTGGAGTTATTCTTATGAATCACTCAGATGAGATTTTTTCTGTAAAACCAGGTGATAGAATTGCACAAATAGTGGTAGCACCTGTAGTACAAGCTACCTTTGCTTGGGTAGAAGATACAAAGAGTACAGAACGTGGTTCTGACGGCTTTGGCTCTACAGGAGTTTAATATGCAAGCTATTGTGTGGTCAACTAGCACTTGTAGCTTCTGTAAACAAGCAAAAACTCTATTAGAAAAACATAATATTCCTTATGAAGAACGTCTCATTGGTGATAATTGGACCAAAGAGCAACTTTTAGAAGTAGTACCCAACGCACGTACTGTTCCTCAAATTTTTATTGATGAAAATTACGTAGGCGGTTATACTGATTTAGTGAGCTATTTAAACAGCCCATAAGAAGGAATATTAATGACTAGAAATACAGCTAAACAAAAGCCGCGAGTAGTTGCGGAACAAGGCTATCGTAAGATTAGAATTGATGATTTACTAACTTTTGAGCCTATTACTGAGAATCAGCACAAAGCTAAAAAAGCTTATAGCAGAGATAGAAATCTAATGCTTAAAGGTTATCCAGGAACTGGAAAAACGTTTTTAGCATTATTGTTTGCTCTTCAAGAAGTGTTAGACCCTTCTTCTGATTATAAGCGTGTTGCTATAATTCGTTCAGTAGTACCTACCAGAGATATCGGCTTCTTAAAGGGAGACGATAAAGAAAAGATAGCTGTATATGAAACTCCTTACAGAGATATCTGTGAGGAGCTTTTTAATATAAAAGGTGCTTATGATATACTAAAAGCACAAGGAACTATTATATTTGATACAACATCATTTATACGTGGTAGAAGTTTACATAACACTATATTCATTGTTGATGAGTGTGAGAACCTTAATTTTCATGAACTAGACAGTGTTATTACTCGCGTAGGCAACTATAGTAAAATTATATACTGTGGAGATCACGGACAAACAGATTTTACTAAAGAAGGCGATAAAATAGGATTAATTAACTTTAGCCGTATTCTAAAAGAAATGGATAACTTCACATTCGTTGATTTTGGAATAGACGACATTGTTAGAAGTGCGCTAGTTAAATCCTATATTATAGCAAAAGATAGATTAGGATTTTAAATGGTAAATAGAAGTAAAATTAAGGGGTCCGCTTATGAAGCAAAGATAAAAGACATATTAAATGCTGCTTTCCCTAATATTCAATTTGAGCGAGTGCCTCTTAGCGGTGCTATTGAATATTTAAAAGGCGATATATGGACTCCTCACGATACAGCAGCATGGCCGTGGTGCATAGAAGCAAAACACTATGCAGAACTTGAGTGGAACAATCTGCTAACCTCTAAGACTACAGATATACTGAACTTTTGGAAACAAACGCTTAGAGAAGCTGAAACAATGAAGAAAAAGCCTTTGCTAATCTTTAGATGGAATAGATCAAAAGATTTCGTGGCTTTTGACGACGACATACATATTGAATCTTATATTGAAGTAAAATCGTTTGGATATTCCTTTAAGATAGCGCTGTTAGACGATTGGCTAAAAGCCGTAAAAAGTCAAACTAATCTTGCTAAGTAGTTATATTATTGATAATATAAGTAATGTAATAAGGAATACAACAAATGACAAAATCATGGAACGATTTAGAAGATGTTAAGTCTTTTGATTATGAAGAGTTTAACAACCTTTTAATTCTTGACGCTAACAACGTCTCATATAGATTTTTACAACGTAATAACTATAATTCATACACCGACGAATTTAAGCGTACAGTACAATCTCTAGCAAAATCATACAAAGCTAAACGTACAATTGTATGTTTTGACTTTGGTAAATCATACTACCGTATGGAAATGCTAGGTGACTATAAAGGTACTCGTAAAAAACCTGAAGAACCAGAAGAAATTAAGCGATATGAAGAGTTTTTTGAAGTTCTAAACAAACTACCAGAAGAACTAGACGAAGAAGTGCTTAAGTTTCGTGGTATTGAAGCAGACGATCTACTTACATATCTAACGCAACATCTATCTCCACGTTATGAGCATACTTGGATTGTTTCATCCGACAAAGACTTAATTCAACTGCTAGATACTAATATCTCAATCTTTAATATCTTCTCAAGAAAAGAAGTGACTATTAAGACCCTATCTGAAGATCTAGCTCTTACTCCTAGTGAATTTATGATGTCACGTATTATTGAAGGCGATAAGAGCGATAATATTATTGGCATTGAAGGTATTGGGCCTAAACGAGCACAAGCACTCGCTAAAGAGTACAAAACTCTTGATAATCTGCTAAAAGCTCTACCGATCAAAGGTAAATCTCAGTATATTACTAATTTAAATGCTGGTCGTGAAACACTAATTAGAAACGAAAAGCTAATCAATTTAAAACGTTACTATCTAGACGCTATCTCAGCAGGTAAAGAAGGTGACGACCCATTAGAAGTTCTTAGTGAACTATAAGAAAAAGGCGTCAGTAATTCCTGACGCCTTTTTTATAAAAATAATTTTAAACAGTGTTTATCTGTAGCCTAAACATTCTAAGTTGTAAAACTACATATAAAACAATATCGTCCAGTACTTAAATTTTATATACGCTGGATACGCAAAAGACTTCCAGAATTTTATTTTGGAAAATTTTAAGAAAGAATTAAATGACTAAAACTTATAACGATATTATGAAGGTACGACTAGTTGGTTATACTCAGCCAGTTGACATGATTGGGATTGATGACGTACAAGATTTAATCGCTTACTGTGCAAAAGTATCTAATCCACAGTTTCAAACAGATTTTTCTCGTTCTGAAAAGCTATTAAATTATCTTAAAGCACACGCTCACTGGTCGCCTTTTGAAATGGCTAGTGCTACGATGGAAGTAAGTACAACTCGCGATATTGCTCGCCAGTTTTTACGTCATCGCTCATTTAGCTTCCAAGAGTTCTCACAGCGATACGCTAATCCACAAGATATGGCTACGTCTTTTGTACTACGCGAAGCTAGACTACAAGATGATAAGAATCGTCAAAACTCTATTGTTATAGATGATGAAGAGTTACAAAATCAGTGGAATGCAGCACAACAAGACGTAATTGATCTAGCACAAGAAGCTTATGACTGGGCTATTGCTAACGGGATTGCAAAAGAACAAGCTCGTGTAGTGCTTCCAGAAGGTAATACAGTATCAAAGCTATACGTAAACGGTACGATTCGTTCTTGGATTCATTATACTGAACTTCGTTCAGCAAACGGGACACAACGGGAACATATGGCACTAGCAGTTGCATGTGCTGAAGCAATTGCTAAAATATTCCCTATGATTAGTTAATAAAAAAGGGAGCCTAAGCTCCCTTTTTCTTCTTTGGTTTCTTTGTAGAAGGCGTCTTTTTAGTCGCCTTCTTTTTTATTTTCATGCTCTGAGTAAACGGCTCAGCAGCTATCATGGTTTTTCAGTACGAACACGCTGTAAAAGAGGATTTTTAACTTCTTTTACGACTAGCTTATCACCTTCACGGTAGTATGTTTTAGTAGCAGCATCGACTTTTGGGTCATAAGCTTCACGCATACCGTAACGGTTGTCACCAATCTTTATTGTTGTACCGTTGCGAGTGTCAACACCAGAAAGTGACTTTGCCATTTTACTTCATGTCCTTAATAACACGTCCGCCCATGCCACGAGTTACGTCTTCGTTAGCAACAGATACTGCCCCACTTGCGCCACCACGATTACCCGCTTTAGTAAATGAACGGCTATGACTTACGTCACCCATCATTACATCTCCTTGGTTAATGTAGCCGTCAGCACTTTTAAGTACTTTATTTGGGCTTGCTTTACCTGCAGGACGAGAATCGTTAGAACCTTCAAAAGATGTACGTTGTGTTCCACCCATTGGAGTAGTAGGAGCTGTTTTAGCATTTTTTACTAGTTTAAGATCTTCTGTGATCCCAGTGACTTCTTTTTTAATCATTGCCATTATTTAAAGTCTCCTTATAAAAATTAGGAAATCAGTGCTAGCACTGTTTCGATAGTGTTTCCTGTGTTAGAACCTGCAGAAGTTGATGCACGTACAGTTACTACAGGAATGCCTGCTCCGCCGCCTGGTGCGAAATAAGCGTTAGCGCCTGCGTTCATAGCACTCCAGTTAATTCCTACGTTTGCGTTTGCAACGATAGCTTGGTCAACTCCAGAAGCATCACAGTATGTCATTTCAACTTGACGAGTTGTAGTAGCAAAAGCCAGTGTTGCATGGTGGCGAACTGCGTGTTCTGCGTTAGCAAAAGTACAGTTTCTGAAAGTAAGCGGTGCAGAAGCTGCTCCTAGCTTGCTTACGCAAACAGAATCAGAGTTAGTAGCTGCGTTAGAGCCTAGGAAAGTAATATTTTCAAATATTGCGCCTGTGCTTGTGTTAGCTAGAGTTACTGGACCGTTTACAACGATTTCTTCTCTATCACCAACCCCGATTAAAGCTACGTCATTCCAGACAGAGTTAGCTGGAACTGTATATGTGCCTGGATATAGAAGAATAGTGTTATTGCCTTGTGCTAAAACATAAGATTCTACATCAGCTAGTGTTTCGTAGTTAGCTACACCATCTGTGCCGACTCTATAAGTATTCTTACTAGTAGTCATTAGTGTCTCCTTTTTTAGTAATCAATTAATGATTTAACTTAGTGTGCCAGAAATTAGTTTGCTTGTCAAAAATTTATTTTTTGGTTTTAGGCTGTGGCACACCAGCCGTATTTAAAGCTATAGCTACTGCTTGTCTACGCTGAGCTTCTTTAGCAGATATTCCTAAACGCTTAGATAGAGTTTTTACACCTTTACTACGTGTTTTACCTGGTTTTTTCATTAATTCAGATATGTTAGCAGATATAGTTTTCTGTGAGCTTCCTGATTTAAGAGGCATTTCTCATCATCCTTGCTGAAGGAGGTATCATATCCTCGTCTTCATCTTCCATTTCAACTTCTGATTCTTCTGGTGAACTAGCACCATTTCCTTCATCTTCTGTTTCTGGCTCTTCTTCATCGTCGCTTTCTTCATCTTCTTCAAAGCCTTGATAAACAGCGTAGTCACGAAGTGAGTTAACGTAGGCGTAACAAATAGCTAATTTATTAGTCCACCAAGTTGGTAATTCTGTTTCGCCTTCTGGTAAGCTAGTTAGTATGCTTTCTGCGTCTTCTATGATAGATTTACACAGCATTAAAGACGAAGCAACGTCTGTATGTCCTGATTTTTTCATTAAAGCTCCTTTACTATGTAATAATAGTATAGTAAAAAATAATATTATATGCAAATACTGTTTTATAAGTAACTAGATTCACAAGCTGTGTTATAATAAGCTGCAAAAAATCGCTCAGAACCAGTTTCTTTGTTATTTATTGTTTTTCCCGGTTTATATATTAATAGTTTTGATAATAAATCTATTACTATGTGATTTACAGTACAACGTAGGTATATTACTCCGTTTTGTTTGGTAACTCTTAATATTTCTAACAGTTGTTCTTCGCACAGTGTGCGATCTTCGGAAAATACCCCAAAACACAATACTTTATCAAAAGTAGCTGTTTCAAAAGGTAAATCGACTATATCAGCTAATATATCTGCTTCTGTAGATGCAATATCTACTCCTATAATAGTAGGGTTAAATATTTTATATAAGTTCTCACCACAACCAGCGTCTAGTATTATACCGCTCTGCAAGTCGCTAAGTAACGATCTTCCGGTCTCTTCGTACCTATTAAGTCTTTTAACTATCTGCATTAATAAACCTACTTAAAACATATTGATAATCAGCTTCTACATCTACAGGAATACTGTCTATATCTTCTCTATACGTTGCTATATAGATTCCTGCTACTAGCGCCCTTAATAATTCCACACCTTCTACAGTTTCTAAAGCAGTAATATGATGATTTTTAAAAATGCTTAACGCTCGTCGTGTAAAACTTATTATACATAGTTGTTTTTTTAAAGGAATTTCTCCTCTAAAATTGCTAGGGCAAGTACTACGTGTTAAATATAATACTCTATTATTTTCTTCAACTACTTTTACTCTATTTATATCATCTTCATATAATAGCTGATACGGCATAACGATTTCGCTGTTTAGTGTTTTTGTCTGTTTTATGAGATTATAAATAACTTCTGGGTCCAATAAGGGCTCATCGCCTTGAATATCAACAATAATAGAATCTTCTGGTAAATTTAATAATTCAGCTGCTTCTGCTATTCTATCAGTACCATTTACATGGCTACTAGTTTTGATAGTATTTATTCCATAGCTAGAACAAATTTCTATTATTTTATCAGAATCAGTACACACATACACGGCAGTTAGTTCTGCACACTTTAGTGCTTGTTGCGCTACTTTTACTATCATAGGCACTCCGTCTATAGGTAAAAGTAGTTTTTCTTTTAAACGAGTGCTTTCAAGCCTCGCTGGTATTAATCCATAAATCTGCATATTGTTTTCCCATTAAAGTGCCTACTACGCTACAATTTTTACACGAATCACTAACATTTCTATTGCCCAAGATTAACTGTTTACGAATAGCAGTAAATTCATCACTCATCCATATATAGTTAAGATCTTGTTTTAATATGTTTCCAAATCTTTTTGATTTTTTCCAATCATTATAACATAATAGTACGTCTCCATTACTATCTATTATAGCTCTATAGGCTGGAATATAGCATGGATTTATTCTAGTTTCAGACCACAACAACCCACCTCTATTATTAAATCCATATGTTTCAAAGTTATCTTGTCCATTATCATAGTTATCACGTATATGAATATTTGTAGCAGCTAACTTTTGTATATTAGGATTATTGTCATAGTCATTAATTATAAGTCTAGTAAGTCCTGCATTAAAAAAATTGAATATACTATACTTATTAGATAATATTGTATCGCCGTTAGTAATCATTTCTACTGTGAATACTGATAGTATATTTATTATTTGTAGAATATTTGGATGTAATGTTGGCTCACTAAAACCGCTTAGTATTATATACCCAGTAAAGCTGTTAGCTTGCAGCTGCGATACTAGCGTTTGTACAGTTTCTAAAGCTATATGCGTATTCAAATTTTGATATAGCTTAGGATCGTGCCGAGGACAGAAACTACAGGTTCTATTACACAGCTCCGTAAGATTTATCTCAACTGCTGCTAAACCAAGCAGCTTAGTGTTGTTAATATTACCAAAACTAGCACGTCTAAACTCGAGATGTTGTTCTAAATTCATAGTAATTCTTTATTTATTAGTGCCATACGATACATATTATTTACTAGTCGATAACCGAACTTATCTGTTAACTTATTGGCTTTTTTAAATAATACATAATTGCCGATACTAGGCTCTGTAGGATAATTATTCTCTAAATATTGCTTAGTTTTCAACATTCGATTAATCACTGCTGGTGTGTGATGTATTAATTCTTGTGTTATTGTAGGTGCTAGAGAGTTACATACAAAGTTTGATCTGTATTCTTGTAGCTTAGCAGTAATTGTTTCAGATGCAAAAGCAAAACCTACTCGAAGTCCTGCTAGTCCTAAACTCTTACTTAGTGTTTTTACAATAATTACGTTATCAGGTAAGCAATTGATCATAGAATTAGCTCTATAAAAATCTGCGTAAGATTCATCTATTATACACAACTTATAGTTTTTACTGATACTAGTTAAATCTATACTATATCCTAATAACCCGTTAGGATTTGCTATATATAATACTTCATTTTTATCTGAATGTAGTAAATCAAGTGGTATAGATTTATATTCTTTATTGTACAGCCTGCAGTAGATTTCAACCATCTCAAAAGTAGGAGTTACTATACTTATATGTGTAAACGATAATGCTTTAAAAATACGTTCAAGTATCTCAGTTGCTCCGTAACCTATAGTAGTTTTATTTATAGGTTGGTTGTAATAGCTACAAATAGCATTATATAGCATAAAAGTATCTGGATAACTACTTAAATTGATTTTAGTAGCAATCTGCTGAGCTGCTTTAACTATAAAAGCATCGTAATGAACATTTTTAGATAGATCAATTACAGGGACATCCTGATATTTAATATCTGGACGAGAAACTAGTACTTCTAAGTTTATCATATAGTATTATATCTTTCTCATAATAATTGCTAACAAGCTTAATAAGTGGCTTAGTATAAAATCGAGGTACTAATTCTTTTGTATCAGCGTTAGAAGACTTATTTATATATTTTAAGTTAGTAACCTCTTGATTAAAGTGTATTTTCCAAAAAAGTGCTAAATCTTCTGATATAGTATCGTACAATAACAGCGTAGAATTAGTATTTATAAAGTCTGTTTGTAATAAGTTCTGCCACGTATGATCTAGTATAGTACCATTACCGTCTGAGACTAACTTATGAAAACTAGCAACAGACAGCTCGTGAACACCTTGTTTACATCTATATATAAATAAACTTAATAGCCGCTCAAGAGGATTTCTTATTATACAAAAACTGCTTGTGTTTTGTGGCACTATACCTAAACTAATAGCTTCATCTATAGTGATGTGGGATAGTGAGCTATCTGTTGTACAGTTTTGGCTTATAAAAGTATCACCATAGGTAGTGTGTGTTACTACGTCTTTACTACTTAGTATATTAGAATCAAGTATAACTCTAGCAATCGCAGTACTAGCATTTTTAGGTATTTTTATAAAAGCTAAATTATAAGATGATAAATATATCATTCTGGTATATAGTTAGCACCTGTTGGATGCCTGGTTAGCCAATGATTAATAGTGATTCTATAAGTACCAGCGCTTTCAAATGAATGCCAAGTAACATTATCTATCGGAGCAAATATAAGAGTTTTGTTTTCAGCCCACGTAGCAGTACTTACATACTCTTTATTGCTATTGTACAGTAAAGTGCCTATAGCTTGTCTAGGTGCTATGTACGTAACAGCAGATAGCACTTTCCACGGTGCTTCATCGTGTATTTTATAAGAAAAGTCCCCTAAACAAATACTAATATCATAAAAATTGTATAAAGAAGTATAACGTCTATGATTACTAAAATGTTTAAGTAAATCGGAATCTATTTTTGCAGATTCTGCAAAAGCGCTGGTAGCAGGAAACCTAACTTTAAAGTTTTCTTCTTGGCTTCTAATAACAGTACGATGTGACAAATTATTAATATTAGTAGATATATATTTAATTAATTCTGATCTACAAGCTGAATAAAGTGTAGGGTCAAAATAATCTTGGATTTCTAAGTGAGGCCAAGGATTAGTTTGTAAAGTAGTCATCTATATTGCACTTCTTATTAAAATATTTATCAAAGCGTTGATATAAAGTATATGTATAATCTGTACTAACATCTATTATAACTTTATTATAAAACCAGGATAAATATTGATATATATCTTGTTGAGGCATTTTTTTAAATAGCACTGTATCTATGTCATGTAAGTTACTGCAGTAATTAGCAATAGCACCATAAGAATAGTCTATATCATTTCTGAGATAGGTAACTGGCTTATCTTTTAAAAGCGCGTACATACCAACACCAGACTCAGCAGTTACTAAAGCACTACAATTATCTACTAACATATTAGTATTTATATCTACGTGTAGTTCTACATACTCAGACTTATTATTAATATATTGCCACTGCTCAAGTGGATCAGAGTTATCTGGTGGAAAAGGGTGTGCTTTAAAAAGTACTTTATGTTTATTGTGTTTAGCCCACAAACACATATGCTCTATTAATAATAACTCATTACTCATATCATTCAAGACAACTAAGATATATGGCGAATCAGGAGCGTATAGATTAGTATTGGCTTTGTACTTATTATAATCAACATTTAGTAAATATTCAATAGTATCACTACTTGTGGCATGGCTAAGCCAGTAAGGTTTATAACTAAAATCACGAATTAAGTATTCTTCAGGACTTAGCTTAAAAAAATAAAATACTGGAGTCCCTTCGCCATAACTAAGATAACGACCGACACCAGTATTATAATAATAATTAAGTTTTCCTGTAAAGCTATTGGATATACTATGCACGCTATCCATAAAATGTTTTATGTGTTTAGCATTTATCCATTTTTCTCGCTGAGAATTGCGCTGTAAACACCAGTGATAGTGATCAATGCATTGAGTTAAATCCAAAGGCAAAACGATAGCCCTCCGACCAAATTGCGTGCCATAAAGGCTGTTGTTTATCTATTTTAAAGCTTCTAGCAGTCCAGCCAATACTATCTTCATCATTGTGTATTAAACCAGTTTCTGGATTTTTATATCTAAATATGCTACGGCGTTTAGAATATACATAGTATGTTCTGATACCTTCTAAATCAGAATTAGTATGCCAAGGCATAGACGAGTATGGAGCGTAACAAATAGCATTTGTACATGAATTTGCTCCTAGCAAACTAGTAGCAGTGCTTAGTCTAGCATCATTAAGTAAGCATATATGACGTATACTATTATCAGAACGATGAGGTACATCATTTGCAGGTATTGCTGTAGCAATAAAATCATGATACTTTACGTTACCAGCTGCAGGAAGTGTATTAGACTGTAAATACTCAGATATTAGCTGTTCTAATATAGTAGTTACCGCTGTATTAATTGTTGTTTTCATTTTCAAGCATTGCTAAAATAGCATCAATCTCTTCAATAGTTAGCTGTGCTATAGGAGCAACCTCTATACCAACATCAGTGCCTATGAACTTTCCGTTTTCATACCTATCACCTACTGAAACTGGATTGATGGCTAGCACGTAAGTGCTATCTGGGGGGATAAAACTATCAGTAGCTACAATAACGTTAACTACTATATTATTTTCTATAACTGCATATTTTTTCATATCAATAAAATATTATCACTGCTCCAGCTAATCCGCCTCCTGGAGGCGTTGTAGTCTGAGGAATCTGGGAGCCAAATCCTGCTGATCCACCAGATCCTGGCCTGTATATATTAGCAATTGAATAAGCTGTACTTGTCGGATAGCCGCCAGAAGTAGTTGGAAAATTTGTAACTGAATTAACGTTTTTCATAATTGCAGTTGCATCTTTAGCTTGTCCAAAGGAGTTAGCATCAAGACTTACAAGAGGCCAAACAGCTCCTATATTACCATTTTGTATGTTACCTGTAGTGCTAGTACCAGAAATTCCAGGAGTTCCGTTAATATTATTATTGAGATCACCATTAGTACCGTTAGTGCCGCCAGTAGCGCTAATACCAAAAAAAGTACTAGTACCTGTAGCAGCTCCAATAGTTGCTGGCATGACATTGGCTGCTACAAGAGGTATAAAACTAGCAGCAGCTCCTCCCAGACCGCCAGCACCACCGCTGACAGTTCGTGGCGTATCTCCTCCTTGTCGACCGCCAGCACCGCCAGATCCACCACCTCCTACTACTATAACATAGCCTTTAGTAACATCAGTAGGCACAGTCCAACTACTAGTAGCACTAATTACGGTAATACGTGTATATACGTTGTCACCTCTTACTAAACGAATAGTGGGGTCTGCAGAAGTAGTAATTCCGTTATCACCATCAAAGGTGACTCCACCTTTGATAGTTAATAGGCTACCGCTGTCTATTATTTGATCTGGTAAAAGTCCAGCAGTCTGAGAACGACTTAAAGTGTTCCCATCAAGCATCTGAGTACCAGTAGTAGAATTTATGCTTAGAGGCATTAGAAGTTCTCTGGTTCCAAACCAGCAGGCTTAACTAGCTTAAGAGCTTCTGGAGTGCTAGCAGCTTCTATACCAGGATGTGCAGGAGCATCGCGAAGTTCTTGTTTTTCTGCAACAATAGCTGTTGTGCTAGCACCTGTTTCAAGTGCTTTCATAAAATCTGCATCTAACTCTAGTAATCTAGGAGCGCGCGCACGACGAATGCGCTCGCGCCAGATGTTCCTAGCCATAGGCATATCTACTGAAATAACTCCAGCTTCACTATCTGCTGACCAAGCATCGCGAAAAATGCGTTCCTCTGGTAGCACATATAGTGAAGAATCATATAAATTCCCGCCAATTTTAATTAATACTGACATTTAGTTTCCTTTATCTCATTAATAGTACACATACGTCTGCAGGATCAACTGTGCTTTTAGCTGCGTTGCTATAAAAAGTATTTATGCGTAAGAATGTGCTGGTCTTCCAGTTAGTAATTAGCGTTGAGTTAGGACCGCCTACCCAAGCACTTTGGTTTTGGTTTTCATAACCAACACTACCACTATAAGTATAATTTATATCGCCTATTGCTGTACTAAAAGTAAGTGTTTGATCTCCGATAGCGTTATCTGTTATAGACGATGTAAAACCGCCGTTAGCTCTAATTGAGGGAACAGTAGTTAGAGGATTATAGTTTATATAAGCCCGTAATACGTATAATCCAACACCTCCAGTAGTTTGAAGGTTATCAACTTTTAAAGTACTCATGCACTCATTCTCCAAGCATTACGCCACTCACGTGTTTTTGGAAATTGCTGTCTTTTACAAATCTTAAAACGTGGTTTATTTGCTGTTTTATCATTCCAAATATGTTGAGGAATATCTTTTATAATTAGATATATAATAGCTTCTTCTTCGGTTAGTGGTGGAAGTTTAGGCGTTTGATATATAATATCATAACGTTCTTCTTCAGTTATCTCTTCTCGCAGTTTGAAGTGAGCTGTAATCGGTAACAGCTCTCCACCTTTCATAGCTTGATACATCCATTCTGGTGCAGGTATTAATACTTTAGCTGGAGCATCTGGCTCAAGAGGATCTTCAAACAATACTACATAATCAGTTTCAAATCTGCTCATCTTAAAAACCTATTATACGAACCCATAACGCCTACATATAGTGGATCTACGTAAGCTGTTGTATAAGCTGCTAATGTGACACCAGACCCTACTCCAACAGCGCCTGGATACGCTACGTTAGCAAGCGCAGCATTATTATCTCTTGCTATACAAGAACTGCAAGCAATTATTGTATTAGTATTACTAAGAGTTTGTAAATCTACTAAAACTCTATATCTACCTACAGAAATATCTATTATACTGGAAGTTGAATATGAGTTAGAAATAACTGGAGTACCTGTAGTAGCGTTAAAAGCGCACCATAGCTTATTACCTTTAACTAAGCCTTCGGTAAGAAAACTATTACTCTGAAAAAGTAAATTAGAAACTAGTAGTGTACCCATATCAATACCCGTTGCAGGATACTATTCCTGCTGCCCATCCAGTAGTGTAATAGCTAACTCTATAAGCTGAACCAGTATAAAAAGCGCCATTATACCCAAAACCCGTCACAGTGTAATCAGTAGACGTAGAGCATAATACAGGTCGTCTACTTATAGCAGTATCTATACGATTAGTAGGATAAAATTCTGCAATACCAGTTTGTATATCTACAACACTAGATAAACCAAATGAATAACGCACTTGAGCGGTATAAGAACCATTATATAGTGTATCGTATATAACTACTGTTTTAGCATTTCCTGTATACGCATCAGCCATACTTCTAGTATTTGTGCCATCACTTAGATTACTCACTCGTAAATCAGAACTCATTAGAATATAACTCCTGATACATATTGAGGGCTGAGTTCGGCTGCTACACCTATACGAATACCCGGACCTGTACTGTCATATATTGCAGTAGTAAGATTAAAAGAAGTACCTACAGCATTTTGTACGTGACTAGTACCAACCATTCTAGTGCCGTTAGAGCCAGGTAAGCTTATAGACATTATAGAACGATACAGACCTACCCCAGTATCTTCTGTAGAAGATATGTTAAAAGTATTATTGCTAGTTACTACACCACCAATTACGTTTATGGTTACCCACGCTTTAGCAGATCCAGTAATTGGATCACTAGTTAGGCACATTTGTGTGTCAGAAAAACCAATGCGGTCAGTAGTAACTGTACTCATAGTATAGTCCAAGTCTCCCCAGAACCGATAGTTACTGTGATTCCGCTATCTATTGTTATAGGTCCTATACTCATAGCATTATAACCATTAGGAACTGTATAACTTACTTGTACATTACCTTTATTTAACCAAAAAGGTAAAGTAGAATCTTGCTGTACGAATCCTAAATTATTTGCATTTCTAGAGTCATCTATAAGACTTGTTCCATTAAGTAAAAATGCCATATTTACTCCTTAATAAATATAAGTCTAAACTGTTCTTTAATTTTTGTCAATAACGATTTATTTTTGTCTTTTTTAAGCGCTTCAACTTCTGAGTTTAGTTCTTTAATTGCTTCAATTAATAGTCCAACTATATTACCATATGATACAGTTTTATACTCGCCTTCGGTAACTACTTCTGGTAATATGGTTTCAATTTCTTGGGCGATAACACCTATAGATCTAGCACCATGAATATCAAAGTATGTTCCTCGTATAGCAAGCACTTTACTTAGTGCATTATCAACTGTGTGCACATTACTTTTTACTCTAATATCAGATAGAGAGTTAAAGTCTGTAGCAGTAACTCGGCCTGTTGATGGATTAAAGAATAGTTTACTAGATGATATAGCTACGTTATTAACATCCCCAGCGGTAATATCAGTGAAAGTAATATATCTTGTGCTATTAGTAGTAGTATCATCTGCTATGTTTACAGTACCTAAACGTGCCCAAGCAGCACCACTATATATTTCTGGTACAGCATTAGTAGTATTATACCTAAACATGCCAGTAGCAGGAGCAGTAGGACGCTGAGCAGTAGTACCAAGCGGCAGTCTTATAGCGGCGTTACTAGCTATAATAGCATTACCAGTAACATGAAGTTCAGCTAGAGGACTAGGAGTATTAATACCTACGTTAGCAGTAGCCAGTAAAGTAATAGCGGTAACACTTTGACCCGAGAATGCAACGTTGTTAAGCGTACCTACGCTATAACCTTGTGGAGCACCTACGTCAATAAAGGAACCAACAGCATCAGTATTGCTAGTTCTAAAATATAATCTACCTGTATCTATAGTACCTACTAATTCACCAACTTCATAAGTTGTTTTATTAGCTGTAAGTGCTGTTATATTTTGCTCTACACGGTTACCAATACCAACTCTAGTAAAGTTACCTCCCACTGGAGAACTCTTTTTGTTTACAGAATCTGCTATGTAAAGTGCTCCTGTTGTAGCACTTCGGAATAACATTCCGTTTGGTGGAGCTAGTCCAGCACCTGATACAGTAAAATTAACTGTAGCAGGCACTGCGGTAGAGTAGAAGTTACTTAATATAGAACGAAAGCTATCATTTTGCTGTAACCTAGCAGTGTTTAACGAAGTACCT